GTCTTGGTAGCGGTAATGCACACATATCGAGGAGAGGTATATTACCCCCCTCCCCTATAGTGGTAAAGGCAAACCCCCAGTTCCCCGAGGGCTTGCCCTTACCTGATTAGACCCTAGAGATTAGCGGTCTGGCCTGTGAACAATTCGTACACCACGCCGTTCTTATCGGTCTTTGAGCCGATGGATTCGGTGAGTGTGAAGGGCTGCAATGAGCCGTCCTTCTTGCGAACAATTACCACGTCATTGTTCTTTGGACGTAGTGACTGCACTACCTGAATTGCCCACGTGCCGTTGTGCTGAGCCCATGAGCCCGGGCTGAACAACGACAATGCTTTACGCAATGTCTCTAGTTTTTGGTCTTTAGTTGTCAATGTGCTTCTCCTTGTGAGAGTCGGTCGGGATTGACCGACACCTCAACGCTAACGGATTCACCGAACAACCGCAACAACCCTGCAGCACAAGGTATGCACCATGCGTTCACCTATGCGCTTATTCCCCCCCGTCATTGGTAGCGATAGAGACTAGCCATACAGGGGGTATCTATACGGCTAATCCCCATCAGACTATGCTAGAGAGTTTCTTAGAGGGTTACTGCCTAGCACACTCTGATAGAGACATACTGCCCTAGTAGTGGGTATGTCAGCCACTTCCTATGTCGCTCTAGGACTAGCGATACTGCTCTATAGGGCTACTCTGTCAGTCTCCCAAAGAGCCAATTCTGCACCTTGCTTATTCCTCACAGTAGCCACCTTGTTAGTAAGGGTGAATAACTGTAGGTCGTTTGTCTTTGCTTTAGTGACTAGCACTACAGAGCCACCTTGTGGCGTTCCCTTGTCAGTTCCCTGATAGGTCGGTACTGCTACTAACCACTGCTCTCCATTAGTTCCATTGTGCTTATACCAAGAACCAAAGAGCATACGGTTTATCACTTTCTTGAAGTCTGCCAGTAGAACCTCTGGCTTTTCTGTTTTCTTTTCAGTTGCCAAGTATTTTTCTCCTTGTTTAGTTACTTCAGCAGGGATTTCCTGCCGAGTTCCACGCTATCACCGTTCCGAACCGAACAGGTGTTCGCCCCGACATAAGTAATTTATATAAGTAAGTCGTGCATATGCGCTAATTCTTTGATGTCATTGGTAGTGCTAAAGGGGTAAGAGCCGTGACCAAACCACCCTTACCCCTCTAGACACTATGACTATGGCGCTTGTTTGCTAGGTTCGCATTGTTACAAGGAGAGCAAGCACCATAGCCAGTTCTTATAGGTCTTTCATAACTCCAATGAATAGCACTACGGCTATACCGACAAGAGCCATACCGAACCAGTCGTTAGGGCTAAAGGGTTTGCTGTCAATGCTAACTGCTGTACCCAAAGTACCTATGACGGTTGAGAATACAGCACCAAAGACATTAGTTATCAGTTTCATCGTCGTTTTTCTCCAGTCGCTCTTTCATGTCCTCAAGCATGGCTTGATACATACGGGGCTTAGTCTGTTTGAGCATGGCTGGCATTTGTAAGGCTGTAACGGTTTGGCAGATAATCTCACCGAACTCACCAAACTCAGACACTATGTCCTCAGGCTCTATTTCGTCATAGTCCTTAGACATAACTCCTGATTTCCTGTTGTCAATGACCACACCATCAAGAAGTATCATGGCTCTCTCTGCATGTGGTCTTACGAGCAAGTAACCAATAGGCTTGGTCATCTCATGCATAAGCACCATACCCTCAGGGTCTGACATGATACGCATAAGTTGCTTGTAATCGTCAAAGAAATGAATTTCTGTAACCTTTACGCCAGTAAGGTTATCTCGCTCAATTTCCTCGTTGGTTGGTGTATAACCATCTACGGTAATAGCACCATTGGCTCTCATTTCCTCGGCATCTCCTGTACGCATAGCCAGTAGATAGATACCGTTGCCACGCTCTCGCTCATGGTCGTCATCAACCAAGTCTGCCATAGCAATTAGGGCTTTGATATGTTCTGCATGACGCTCTTTGTCATAGTCGGCTTGAGCATCATTCATAATGCTTTCTAGCCGTGACAGTATTTCTTTCTCGTTATCTTCCATTGTGCTTACCTAGCCTTTCCTTGTAGTTTGTTTAGTAACTTTATTGCGTCATTGACTTCCTCTACACGAGTAATGCCATAGCGCTTACACACTGAATTGGCTTCCTTGCGTAGAACTTCTGTGCTTTGGTCTCTCTTGCCAGTGACATGACCGTCAGAGACCCATACGACTGGTGTACTAGAGCCTCTGCGATAATTGTCCACTGCCCATTTGAGAACTGGTGCATCTACGCCATTACCACCAGGAAACTCTGGTAGTTTGCGAACCATGCGACCATTTCGGGCTACGACCCAAGCGTTAGGCTCTCCACTAGAGCCTCTACTCCATAGGTCTGACGAGTAGCAGATAACAGTAGAGCCTGCACTTGCTTTGAGCAAACGGTGTATGTCATCTTCGTCAAGGCTCATAGAACCTGAACAGTCAATGACTACAATGCCACCTAAAGCCCTAGTCTTGCGCTTGAATATACGCTCATAAGGGTCAGTCAGTTCACGGTGCAAGTAGTGTGGGTACTTGCCGTATGTAGCAGGTATAAAGCGCCTACCAAGTTTGCCAGTATGTGGTATCTCTAATGGTGGCTTAGCAACTACAAGCGTTTCCCAAGCGTCATCTGTGATAGATACTTCTGGTTTATTGCCAGTATGAGCATCTCCCTTACGCTTGTCGCCTTCTTTCCTGTCTTTGCGTGACATATGGTTATTTACCGTAGCGTCACTCAGGTCGTCTAAGTTCCTAGCCAGCCCTGCGAAATAGTTCATACAGCGCTTATGACGATAAGGACTAGTTGTTTTGCTGTTGAGATAAGCATAGTAACTAGACCAGTCGCTTTCCATTAGGTAAGCACCGTAGAGGTGGTCGCCTTTGACCTTTAGTTCCTCACGCATAGCCTCATCAGTAAGCCCGTCAAGTATCTCCGCAAAGTACTGAGTACCTGCATACGATAGGACATGGGTGATAATGCTTTTACCAACAGAGCCCTCATTGAGCAAGTTGATAATAGGTGCAGAGGACATAGTGCCAATGGTTGGGTCATCACTGTATGCAGTTCTGTATCCGAGGATACATACGGCGTTACTTGCTGACTCTGTTGCCAACTCAGTAGCCCTAAAAGTCTTAGCGGACTTTTTGTAATTAGGCAACTGAAAGCGAGAGCGTATGAGACCAAAGCGCCTCATCTTTCTCGCAATAGCACCGTCACCAGTAGGCACATTGTGGATATGTGGCTTGGTTGGTGTACCAAACTCTACCGATACACCACCAAGCGTCACAGGCTCTAGACCGTTGCGCACATAGTTGTTATGTGGCAAGCCATGTCTAGACCCCAAAGCCTCGGGGATAAAGACTCTCTTGTCCTTTGCCATTTACGCCTCCACCGTCTTGATGGCAAGAGCGTCAATGACTTCCTCTGCAATACGAGGCAAAGCAACAAGAGCACTAGTGGCTAAGTCGTTAGACTCTTTGTACAACTTCTCAAACTCAATGAAGTTGCGTAGTGAGTAACGGTGTCTGTCAGTGCGAGAGCACATATTGTGTGCTATCTCTTGTAGATACTCTGGCAAACGCTTGATAGCGTCAGGGTGTGGCTCTGTGATATTGACCTGAACAACTAGACGGTCAAGAATTGCAGGCGCTAAGTCCTCGGGCTCACCGTTCATAGTGGCTACAACCGAGAAGTCCTTGTGGGGCTTGACGATTTCGCCAGTATGTGGGTTCTCCCAAGAGGAACTATCCACTGTGTCAATAAGAGCCATAAGGCGTGACTCAATGTCAGCATTTACACGGTTGATTTCATCAACGACTAAGCGTGAACCCTCTCGCCAAGCCCTAATGCCAATGCCCTCGTGCCAATGATAGTTGCCGTCCATGCCCTTACCGAGATAGCCGATAAGGTCAGCGTCTGTCATTTCCTCTGTGCAAATAAGGCGATAAGCGTTATCTGCTTTGTAGTTGAGACCGAAGTAGGTTTTACCAGTACCTGGTGCACCATACAACAGAACTCTGTTGAGTTTATTTGATAAGGCAAACTCTGCAATTTGCCAACCAGTAAGTGAAGTTTCCAATTTATTTCTCCTTGTTTAGTTTGATTTACTTGGGCTCGGCTGGTTGCCGAACCCGAGTTCCACGATACCCCGAACCCGAGGCGAACAGGTGTTCGCCCCTCGCATAATAAATTGAGCGCTAGATAAATAAATCTAAACGCAAATACCTGGACTTGGTAGCGGTAGAGGTAGCCCTAGTCTTCGTCAGACTCTTCGAGGTCTAACTTGATTGCGTTATAAATGCGGGGCTTTTTCTCACGCAAGTAGCGTGGCATAACCGACATCATAACGATTGCATCAACGAGTTTGCTTTCACCCATCTCCCATTCATCTATGGTCATGGTGTTGTACACAACTTCGTCAGTTCCTTTGACACGTACAGCAGAACATATGTACTTGCTGGCATGCATAATAGTAACAACGCTTTCGCCAATGCGTTCTTTGTTGTCCTTGTCCTTGACATAGCCACCAACTCTGACGATAAGACCAACTGTGCTTTCGTCTTCTGTTACTGACATGGCAAGTCTCATGTTGGATAAACCGCCGTAGATATCGTTGCCCTCACCTATGAGTTCAACTGCAACAAATGACTGCGACTCTGTATCAGTGCGGAAGTCCTTGACTTCAGCCTCCATGTTCTCTGCTTCTTCTTTAGTAGCAAGTACACGCATGGCATACAACTGGTGTTGCATATCAGGGTCGCCCTGTTCATCAAACAGAATCTTTTCTATTCTCTTGAAGTCAGATACAACATCTGTCTTTGACTCTGCATCTATGGCTTTAGCAGCCTGTTCAATTATTTCTTTTAGTTCTGGATGTAACTCTTCCATTGTTTTCTCCCTTGTGTTCGGAATGGACTGGTGTCCACGCTATCACCCCGATACCACGCCGACACCGACACAACTTGTTCTACTTATATAAATAAAGTAAATGCTGTGTAGACGTGGACGTGGTAGCGGTAGCGGTAGCGCTAGTTTTTTTCGAGCATCACCTTTGTAACATTATGTGCACGATACTTGGCGAAATCTTTGGCTCGCTCAACAGCATCATCGCTAAGAAGGTCTGCAACACCTTCACATATTGTAGTGATTGGTTCTCTGATATGTTCTGGGCACGTAAGGGCGGTATGTAAAAGTTCTGTGAGTACATCTTCCATCAACTCCTTATTAACTTCCTTGTTCATTTCGTTTGTCCTTTCTTTCCATTTCGATAGTTCTATTCGTATGTCTCTCTGGATTACTGCATTGCGGAGGAGACGACGGATTAACATGCAACACTATCGTCCTCCTGCACAATGGGCAACTCCAAGAACTCTTCAATCCGCTCACCCCCTGTACATTCACATCGCTTGACTGCGCTGTAAGTTTTAGACAACCATTTGATTGGCTCTGCATCTACCCAGCCATTGCCATTGCACCAACGACAGTTGGAATACATTGCTTGCTTGCCCTGTAGTTTGCCAATGATTGACTTGACTTGGTGCAACGTAGGGAAGTTGTCGCCAGTCTGAAGTTTCTTTAGTGCTTGTTTGGCTATGTCATCTGGGCAATCAAGAAGTACTTCCTCCCTGCCCCATGCTGCCTTGACTGTGTTGCGACCGATGGTTGCTGTTGGAAAGTAACCGCATAGTCGCTCAACAAATAACTCAATGTCTTGTGGCTTCATTCTTTCTCCTCTTGTTTATTTCTTTTTCTAACGCCTTGACTGTAGCAAGGAACTCATCTTCCTCGCCACGACCAACGAATACCTTTTGCATATAACGCAAAGCATTTACTAAGTACCTGGTTGGTATGTCTCCCAATTTATTTCCCTCCGCTCCTCAGGTGTAAGTCCACCCCACACACCATAGTCGAACTTGTTATCAACAGCAAAACGTAAACACTCTAGCGTTACGTTGCAAGTAGCGCACACTTCTTTTGCTTTGCTGAACTTTGCGTTTGGATTACCTGGCCCTTCAGGAAAGAACCAATCTTCATCCTCTACTTCAATACATGCAGCATCATCCTGCCAGTCAAAGTCTTTATTGACAAGAGACCATGCTTCCATTATTTCTGTCATTGCTTTCTCCCTTTGTTTTTTTCTTTCTCTTTCTTCCTTGGTTTCCTCTACAGGCCAACCAAACATTTATTACAACTCCACTCCCTGTTGAATGTGAAGACGCAATCTGTCAATGACTGACTGCTTTGATTTACAATCCATCCTCAGCGCATCAACTTCCTGCATGAGTGAGTTTGCTGTATCACTTATGTTGTCACGTTGTTCACGCAACATATCAAGCGACTGCTGTAACTCGTGCACTCTGTTCTTTAGGAAGTCCAACTCGAACTCTAACTCTGCTTGCATGCTTCTTCCTTTCTCGTGGTGTAAGTCCACCCCATACTCCATGTTCTATTTGATTGATTTGTGCAAATGATAAACACTTACCTTTTACTATGCACTTGCCACATAGTTCTTTATAGATAACTTTCTTCTCGTTATTCTCTTTGGTGAGACCTTGCTCCAAGTAGAAGATGTCTGTATCTACGCCACGACAGTTTGCTTTGTCCTGCCATGACATGTCTGCATCAACTAAACCGAGTTCCGATTCCATTTACAACCTCCATGGATTCCATCCGTTTCTATTTACTTTCTTTGAATAGTTAAATATCTCTAGACCAGCAGACAGGTTAACTATAGGGTCAAACAATTGCTTACATCTAGAGATAACCCCAGTGCTTTGTAGGTATCCAATTGGATAATTAGAAGTACCCTTACACCAGAACTTATTTATCTGGAGTAATCCAATGCTTCCTCCGTTGGGGTCGTCTGGGTTGAAAGCCAGAGCGGAGCACCTGCTTTCCCGTTGCACCACCTTATCGAGAGTTGGCAGGTCTTGCAACTTCCACCCCACGTCCACTGCCGTTTGCCATATCTGCGGACACTTGGCTGAGGCTGGAGGGGTCACCGATAACTCCCCCTTAAAATCGCTCCAGACGCTATAGGAGACGATTTGAGGGGGGTTTTCTTCAGGTTGGCTATCAACAACAGGGGCTAGCGCTTGAGCCACGCTAATGCTTCCGATGCTGAGAACTCCTACAAGAACGGCTACACGCCGAGTCAGACTGTTCATGCTCTTCCTTTCAGTATAGTCTGTATTACAACATTTTCAACATTTCCGAGAACTCATCTAAGTCCATGAGGACTATGCCTTTGCTTGTACCTTCTGGCATTGCCACCATTACAAATGGACGAACGTCACCAAGCGCCTTCGCCGCATCACTCTGTGCTTTCGCATCTTGGAATCGTGTATGAATCGGACCAACCTGCTTGCCCGCTTTGATTTCGGTACGAACCAAGCCACCCCAATTCTCTTCGTGACGAGTAAGATGACCACCCAACCCAAGTTTCCTACGGGCTCTACGTGCTTTCGCATCACCTTTAGTTCGGTTACGTTTTCCCCTAGCCGTAGGGTCGCCACAGTTCCGAATCCTACGCCTACCGTCACGACTGGCACGCCCCAAAGTTCCGAACCTGGGACAGCCCTCACTGTTGCACTTCTCCTGATTACCCTCACACTCACCCTTCCTTTCATCCATTGTGTGATTCAACCGAGTCCCTCAATAGTTTCCTAATTACCCAAGATACGCTACGACTGTTTGCCGTAGCGATATCCTGAATCCTCTTTAGTACATCTACATCAAGACGAACTGCTATTAGTTTCTTCTCGATGGGTTCAAACATGTCACGCTGCTTTGAACTTAGTAATCAACGCTGACGCTTCACCCTTGGTTATGTCATCCACGCTATCAAGTTGACGACCGAGTGTTGCACTCATCAAGTCCAGTGCATCTCCACCCTTGATTCCCTGACCTGACAGGATTGCCCTAATCATTCCGAGTTGCTTAGGTGAGGCTGCTTCGCCTGGGTTCTTGATAACTGGTGTTGGCTTTGCACCGACTGGCTCTGCACCAAATGCATCCATCAAGTTGTTGACAACTTCTTGCACTGACTTGTTGTCGTCAATGTCAAGTTTGACTTGATACCCACCTGAAGAGTGGCGCTGTACTTTCTCCATCTCTTCACGGCTAGGACGTGCACCCTTTGCTGCATAGCCACAGTTGGCCAGTCCTCGCCCAATTGCGCTGGTCTCGGCGTTCTCGGCATGACTAGTGCGATTGACTGGTGAAGCACCACGGATTTCTTCTGCGTATCCAGTTGCTACAGGACGGTCATCCTCACGGTTGAAATAAATTTCAGCACGTACAAGAATACGATTGTCGTCGTAGTAGTGGATAGATGTAAGTATTCGTCCCTCTTTGTGTTCTTCCCAGAACCTAGAGAGTCTGTCCTCAACTGTTTCGTAGTTTTCTAGATTGAACGATGCCATGTTATTTACCTCCAGTTACTTTCATCATTCTGTATTGGGATTGTTTTCTGTACTTGGCTACCAGAGCAGGATGTTCTGATTCAAACCGACTCATATCAAATGAATCTTTCTTGACAGTCTTCCATGTAACGACAACCTTGCCGTTAATGGTTCCTTTCTCTGCTTCTCCAAGCATTACGCCAAGGTCACCCTTGAGTAGATTCTCTTGGTCATCCAGATGTTTCTTGATTTCCTTAGTTTTGTTTAGTTGGTCAAGCAGAACCTGGGCTTCCGCTGGCAACTCCACGGTAGCACCGTCCGAATCGGGAAACAACTCCGAGGCGTGCTTGTATTCAAGGACGACCCCCGCTGGTGGAACTCCGTTATCGATAGCGGACAAGAACTCTCGACATCGGTCGATGTGCTTTTGCTTCTCGTCACTGGTCACGGTCTGAGTATGGAAGTGCATCAGTTGCTCTCCATCAAAGATGACCCATTCAATCGTTGGTGAGTCTGTACAGATTGCTTGCTGTACTCCTTGCCAATACCAACTGTCTGGCAACTTACCTTCCCACCTCTTTTTAGTTGTCTTGACCTCTACTGGCACACCGTCTTCTCTAATGCCGTCAAGAGTTGCAATCAGACGTACACCATCTTCTGAATAGGTATACATCACATCTGGTGTGGTTATCTTCTGACCAGTTACATCACTTGCCCACTCAAGAAGTACTGGTTCAAACCTATTGCCACGTTCCATAGCGGCTGTTGGCTTACTTGGTACTGGTGGTGTATCTGCTAGCAACTCTGTTGCTAGGTCTGCTGGTGTTTGAAAGTTGTGACAGTTATGAACTACTGCTGCTACAGATGCAGAGATTCTGGCTAAGCCAAACTCATCCTTCCACCTCAGGGTTAACCATTCTTGACTTCCATGTTTGGGTTTGATTATTTGTGTTCTCATGTTGACCTCCGCCAGCAAAGGTATCACAACCGAATACGTTTGTCAACCCTTTCCCGTCGTGAGGGGAGTGCAACAGTTTCATTTGGCGAACCATGTCAACTGGAATATGGAACGGATGTATTCCATCACCATCACATATTGACTGCCACAAAGTTACATGTTTATCTTTTGAACCTGGGTCACCGACTGGTATTAGATACCCACAAGTGCGAACAATAACTTCGCCATCATCTTCATACTCATCAAGAGTGAGCCAGCCAGAATTACCACAATGAGCATCAGCCCAGTAGATTTCAACCATTGAGTATGGGTGTTCATTCTTCGAAGTCATCTGGTTTCTCCCCACATACAGGGTCTCTCGGGATGACTCCATCATATACGCACTGGCAATTGCGTATTACAACCAGCACGTATACTCCGCTGTAACCCTTCCTTTTATTGGGTCTACGAAATGTAGGCGCTGGCTTGGCTGTCCGACTGCAGCAATAAACGCACGGGCATATTCATTGTGTGACTCTGGAGAACCAGACACAAAGATACGGCCAGCATTAGCCATGGTCAAAGTCATTGGTGTGTGGAAGTGTCCCATATACACATCTTGGAAGTCATCAACTACACCAGTTGACCAAGCATTGCACTTACGCAAGATACCAAATGCTGGAGTGTTGCCACCAAAACTATTGATTTCATCTCCGTGTACAAGTAATGCTTTGTAATTACCAATGGTAACTATTTGGTGCCAGTCTCCAGATTGTTGCCACGTTACATTCTTTAGGTCTTGTGTGCGTTCGCTAGTTATCTTGTATGCAACACGGTCAATGTTGTCCCCACCTGGCATGTCGCCCTTGCGACCCAAGCGCCCATGGTTTCCGTATTCACATACAACATGAACCTTCTCAAAGAATGCAGAGAATGTACGAACCATTTGCTCCATGATTCGAGTCACCTCAAACAGTTGCTCAAATAGGTGTGCTTCAATTTCGTACGCCTGACCAGGGAAGATAGAAATACCTTCAACCATGTCACCGCCAAACAAAACAACACATTCTTTTACTGGATGATGTGCACGTTGAATCTGGGTAAGTTCCATTACTTTAGATGCAAACTCTTCCATTCGTTTTGAAAGCGTTGCAATGTCATATGACTGAGTTTTCTTTCCACACTGCCAGTCGGTAGCATGAACAAGAGCAACTTCAGCCTTTCCCTTACGCACATCTTTCTTTGGATAGATGGGAGTTGGTTGCACACAGGAAATAGCAGCATCTCTGGCTGCATAAAACACAGCCTCAATGATTCCTTCTGAACTTATTTTATTTTTAGAAGCAGCAGCGTGTGCGGTCTTCAGTGCTTTTCTTAGTTCAGCAATCTGAATCTGATAGTCAACTGCATCTCCAAGTTTGCTCACTTGATTCTCCACCTACCAAGACTGGCTGAAGATATTTCAATACCAAAGTCTTTTAATGCTCGTGCAATTGATGGTGCACCAATCGCTGGGTTATTCATTGCCTCAATGAAATCATTATATGATTCCTCATCGAGTGTCTCTTTGATTTTTTCCTGAAGAGTAGAAAACTTTTTTACTGATAGTACTTCGGAAAACTTACTCATGATTACCTCCTTGGTTAAGTGTGGTCGGAGGAACAAGGAAGAGTAAACCCCCCGACCACGCCTTCAATAGTATAGGAAAACGAAACCCTTGACAAGGGATTGCGGGGTTGGTTATCGTGACCGACACAACTGGCAAGTACCACGGACGTACCCCATTCGCACGGGGCGGGTCATTCACACACGGGAACGTGGGTAGGTCTTCTTTTATTTAGAGAAGAGGCGTGCGCTCGTGAGAGTCAAAGGAAGTGGGAGTTCAGGTGTGGCAACTGGACGGGTGGACAATCACACCTTTATCTTCAGTGAGATTCTCCGTGTTTTTGTATGTGCTCCGTGAGAGTGTCTCCTATCTTCGATACTTTATCCTCTGTCCTGTTCTGCGCACGGTAAACCATCTTGAGCATGCCCATAACAACAGCATGGTCTTTAGAGTTTTCCTTCTTCATCTTCTGTATAAATACAGTTAGCAGACCAAAAGAACCAGCAACAACAGCAGAAAGAACAGCGGCCCAGCCAGTATCCACATCAAACCTTCTTGCCTACGAAACGGATATGCCAAGGTTCTGCACCTTTTCCGTTTGCGTCACCTAACACTTCATGCGAAAAGCCAAACTTTTCTTCGTTCGCTAACAACCAAGCAAGAACTTTGCCGTTAGCGTTTGCCACATCTACGGCAATGCCGTATAAATGGCGTGAGCCACGTGCCTTGTCGTTTGCTGGGTCGTCGTATGGCGTAGCAAGCATTGCCATACCTGGCTTCAGGTACCAAGTCTCACCATTCCACGTTTTGGTTGATGTATTTGGTAGTGGTTCTTTCTGATACCTAGAACGAAATCCATTTTCCTGCTGTTGAATACTGCGCAATGTATCGCCTGCACTCGTGGGTTTGAGAACAATTCCGTCAGCCTTTGCAGCAACAACCATTTCTTCCCATGCTGCAGCAGCGCACTTCTCCAACTTGCCACCACCAGTAATCTTTACAACCATATCTGGTGATATATCAGAAGGCTTCTTGCCCTTTAAGTGTTCACACCAACGAATAGGCTTGACAGGCCAGTTCGGTTTTGGCATTACTCAGCCTTTGGCTTTGGTGCTGCTGCTCCAGAGAATGCAATTTCAATCTCTTCTTTTGTAAGCGAACCGTCTACGCTGAAGCGCAACAACTTTTCGATTACTTGTGCACAAGCCATGATGCCAGCAAGTGCTGCTGACTTCCAGAGTTGCACGCCAATGATTGCACCACCAGCAACAGCCGCCAATGCAGATGAACCAAAGAGTGCGAAGATACGGAAGATGATGTTCTGGAGTTTTGCCATGATTAGTCTTTCTGGGATAAGGTCAATATAGAGTGTATCAAAACAACTACGCCCGTAATAAGGGTTGCCTGACGCAGGGTAGGGCCAGATAGGGTTATAAGAACCATGCCAGTACCAGCCCATGTCCAGGCGTTATCTACTACGTAGGTAAGAAACTTCTTCATTACCTTCTAATTCTAGTACCTGCTGCAGCAAGGCTTATTCCAGCGGTTACCGCAATTAGAGTACGGCGTGTTCCTACTGGGATTGTTGAGCCAATTGGCACATAGGTATCTGACAAGTCGGCAACATCCAAAGATTCAAATATTTGCGCTGCTTCTTGACTGCTAACAGTTGCAAGCACTTCGGGATTTGTTGCAAGCGCAGCAATTTCCTCGTTGGATTTAGTTGAGATATCCTGTAAAATTTCTACTACAGGTAGGGTCGTTGTTGTCTCCACAACAGGAAGAGTTGTTGTTGTCTCTATAACAGGAGGAAGAGATGTTGTTGTCGTGGAAGGTTGACTTACCGTTGTTGTTGGTAATAGTGTTGTTGGTATTGACACTGGTAATTCTGGAGGGAGAGTAGTCGTTGTTGACGTTTCTGGCGGTAGTGTCGTGGTCGGCTCTAATACTGGCAATGTTATTTGGGGTACGTAAACGGTAGTACTTGTTGTTGTAGTACTGGTCGTCGACGATGTTGTAGTCGTCGTACTTGTCGTCGTCGTAGAAGTAGAAGTTGTTGTAGTTTCTGGAACCGTAGTTGTCGTACTTGTACTCGTCGTAGAACTTGTTGTACTGGTGGTGGTTTCTGGAACCGTAGTCGTTGAAGTTGTAGTTTCTGGAACTGTCGTAGTAGTCAGGACTGTGGCAGGGACACTCGTTGACGGAACAGTAGTAGTAGAGGTCGTCGTTGACGTTGTGGATGTTGTTGTAAATACCCATAAAGATAGGTTACTAATTGTCAGATGCCCAGGCGCACAGCAGGTATCTATCGAATACTGACGGAACGTGAAGATGTCACCCTCTTGAACGGCTATAGACAACTCACCTGTCGCATTGTTCTGTTGTGTAAGCAAGGTGTATGCACCGTTAATGCCATACTGCGGCGGGTCATACACCCAACCATCAGTCGTTTGGTATGACCAAGTGAAATCTATTGTGTCCACATCGGCGGGGATTGTGGTTTCAATCTTGACCCAATGCGCTTGACCTGCACACCCACCCTGGTCTGGACCATGCAAGATGATGGTATCGTCTACTACCTCGACTGAACCGTTGCAAGGTTTTGATTCGCTGTATGTCCATTCACCGAGCATGTCGGCTTTAGCGGGTTTAGCAAATAGTGCGAACAGTATCGCAGGGATGATGATTAGCCACTTGCTACGCAAGTTACCACTTACCTACGGGACAGACAGCGTCCCTCAACTTAACCTTCCCCACCATAAGGCAACCACACTGTTTGCATTGTTTAGTTAAACCAATCAGTTCAGGACAAGCAAGACAAATGTCCATGCGTTCATTGGCAACTTGTTCTTCAACACGAGGGATGTTTGGATTAACTAAATCCCACGGGCGTGTTGTACCTAGTTTCTTTTTATATTCTTCCCACGCGCTCATTCTGGGGAGAATGTTGACCCGTTGTATTTCCAACCCATCTGCACTGTTTGACCAAGTTCTGCTGGGATAATGACAACCTTCGGGTCGGATGAATATACGGCGGTCATATGTTCTAGTTCTTCAGGCAACATGTGCTTCCAAACAACTTCGCCGTCAATAACGAAAGCAAAGAAATTGTGTGGCTTAGTCAGGTCTGGACCTTGATTGTTATTTATTTCAGACATTATTTCTCCTTATCAGCATGGTGGGGAACCACAGGTTAATCCGTTTGAATAACAGTACCAACTACCGTTATAAGAAATGTAACTACCATTGATTACTGTTGCTCCACTCATGCATGGGTCTGGTGCTACTTGTACCCATAACGTGTCGTATGCAGGGGTTGAACCACCACCGCAAGGAATGATTCCACAAGTGCCGCAGTTTCCACCGTTGATGGTTGAGTAACTGTAACCAGTATTGGAGCAGGTGGAGATAGATGTTCCAGTCCGTGTTGCTGTTGCTGATGTTGCAAAACCGCTTCTGCTTGCATAAATAGAAACAGTTGCAGAAGCACCGTTACTCAATCCAGACTGGGTAATAGTTCCGCCGCTACGTAACACGCTTCCAGCACTAGTGCTCACGGTGTAAGTATTTGCGGCATCATAGTTGGTAATCGTAAATGTAAATCCGCCGTATGTTCCTGTTGCCCCACTCAATGTTGGTGTAGAAAGAACGTTTTGCGCTGAACCCGATACCGTACCCGTTGCAGACTCATAACCGCTACGAGTAGTGGTAACCGTTACCGTCGAAGATGCGCCGTTAGATAATCCAGACTGTGTAATAGTGCTACCAGAAATAGAAACAGAACCAGCAGTAGTTGTAGCCGAATACGTAAAAGCAGCGTTATAGTTTGTAATCGTTGCAGACCAACCGCCAACAGCACTAGTAGCAGACCCCATCGTGGGTGCTACACCAGAGTACGTCCCACCAACAGCACCAAGAATTTGCATGACTATGCAACAACGTTGCCGAGAACGACAAACTCATTACTGGCAATACAAATCACCGTAGCCATCGCATACTGACCTCTTGTTTTATTACGTGAAGATTCAAGTCGCACAGTCACGCTAGGACCAGTGATGGTCACCTGACCTGTACCAGTTTGCAAAATGTTGATTTGGTCGCCAATAGAAAATACTGATGCAGGAATAGTCACTGCTGTAGTCGCACTAAAAGTCACGACACGGTTAGCGTCACCAGCCACAAGGGTGTATGCACTAGTAGTGCCAGCGTTAATCGAGATACCGTCAAGTTCGGCTGAACCCACAGCACGGTCAGCAATCTTTGCTTTCGTTACCGAGTCAGAAGCCAAACCAGCAGCAGGAATTTGTTTCCAAGCAACACCGTTCGTAGCAGAAGAATCAGCGAGCAACGCATAATCGTTTGTACCAACAGCCAAACGGTTTAAAGCCGAACCAGTAGTGACCAATAGGTCACCTTTGGTGGTAAGTTTGCTTACAAGTTCGTTTGCTTCGTCAGCATCACTAGCAGTAAAGACTGGGTAAATTACTGCGCCAGACGCATGGCTAGCAGCAACCGTGTCATCTTGAGCACGTGTAATCGTGAGGCTTGCTCCAGAAATTGTTGCACTGCACTTCTCTTCGACAGTTGTGCCTGGGTCAATAACCACATAAAACGGAACACCAACAGACGCAGGCCAACCAGTAGTCGAGGCAATAGTACAGGTTGTATCAGTTGTATTAATTCCAGCGGTAATTGTGGTGGCTACTGCCGCTCCAGAGTACTGCCTACGTGCAAATGCTGCCATACCTAACCTATCTTACACTACGCATAATTACCACAGCCGTGCCGTCCCAGTCCCATTCAGAGTGGCTATGAGATGACCTAACTGGATTCCAACGGATATCTTCTACTACAACAGAATGTGTATTTACGTTTTCTTGATATGTAATAACACGTGGATTGTCCACCAGGTCACGCAGATAAGCCAGTTCTTGGTCAACATCAAACCAGTAATCCTGATTTTTTGTGTTTATTCTGTGATGGAGAAGTATTGGTACAGAAAAAATTTCTGAGCGTATTGGGGCTGCATATGCACGAGCCATCCATCGTGCAAGAACTGGGCCAACAGATGCATCGGTGGATAACCTATTTAGTGTAAGTTTTGCTTTTGCTTCAAACACCTTTTTCTCAAGACCATCAAACGTAGATTCAACACCGTCTTGGAAAGACATTGTTCCAATTGTTGAATATGCAGATGAGTCATTGGATACTTGTAACAATATACTTCCATGTAATGGTTCTGTTCTAATATCCCATTTTGGTATAAACTTACCGTCTGGTATTCCCCATCTGTATGTTCCAGTTTCAAGGGTTCCACTAGATACAAGGTTTGTTGGGTGTGGACGGTAAGCACCAAGACCAGCAACTGTAAACACAATTTCACCATTGTATTCGTGAATGGCAACTACTTCACCTTGGCCAGTTGCCATAAGGTCAGATGCATATGCTGGTTGATTTGTTGATACAAAATTGCCAACATCCATGCGACCCACACCAGTCGATGTGCTGTCATAATTTGTCCATCCAAAATATAAATACTGACCAATAGCAGCAAATGATTTTACGGATGTTCCAGTATTTATAAGTGGTCCAATGCTTAGATTGCCGTCTGTATCTGGAGTGCAAAATCTAAATCCAGACTCAAAACCAATAACAACATATCCAATATACGAATCTATTGTTGTGACAATTTCCCCAAGCGGTAGTTCTGCAGCAACAGTTGGAATATCAAGAGCGGTTCCATCAGGCTTTACTGAAGTCTTGTAGATTAATGACTTGTTTCCTGCATATCCAGCGCAATAAATTTGGTTCTGTCCACCAGCAAAACCAACCCAGTTGAAGTTTGTGTTTGGGTGGGTGAACAATGCTGTCGGGTTATTGGCTGACGAACCTGGGGTGGTGGTGATATTCCAAATCTTATGCTTGTCTACACCTTGTCCTGCGACCATCAAACGACCACGAACATAGTCAATAGGACCAGCAGTAATACCCGTGATGTAGTTAGACGCTGCTGAAGTTGAAGCATTTGTTTGGTCTATGTTCCCATCAGCATAAGAGAAGAACACGTTGTACCCGTCTGAAGTGATGTCGTACAGGTTTGATGCGTTGGTACCAGTAACAGTTGTAAAAGTAGACCAGTCGGATGTATACCTTACGTTCTGTCCTTCTGTCCCATATATACGGCTATTTGCAGTGGCCATATACAGGTTGCTATTTGCAGAAGAATAAGCAAGAGTAGTGTCTTTAAGCAAAGAAAGTTTGCCCTTTGTCCACACATCTAAACCCTTGCTTGTATGAAAACGATACGGCTCTGCGTCTGCTGTGTCTGCATACTCTTGACCAGCACCATAGTGCCATGATGATTGCGACCTTCTCCATAAACCCTGAGTTGCAATTGCTTGCTCACCTGGTTCAGCAGATTGGTCAACAGAGTCACGAACACGATTGTCAAACTGTCGTTGAAACTCGTTTGATTTTGAATCAATCATGTATGGTCTGCCGTTAATGGCTATTGGAAATACGTGCGGTACTAACTTTGTAGAACCAGTACCAGTAAAGTAAGACGGCCCACCTTTGTAGGCTGTTGTAAAATCAATAAGCGCAGCCACTGCTACGACCTAAACACTAAAGGATTCTGCCTCTTTAGTCTTGCCGACTCAGCAATAATGCGGTCACGCCGCAGACGTAAAATGTTTGTAATTGAATCACGTGATGAACCGACTGGTACTTCGTCTGGTCTACGTGTATCACCCTGTGACTCTATAAACGTGCGTTTAATTTCACGTGGTGCCATCATACGTATAAGCACACCCATTTCAAGAATGTCTTCCATGCTTGTTGGAACATAAGCATTTGTCTGTATATCTTGAGATGCTGAAGTAAGTCTTGCAAATGGTGCTTTATAAGTAACACGCAAAGTTCCAGCCATTACTGGTTCGTCAAAAACTATTGCATTCCCAGATGGAAAATCTGCAGTAGGTAGATTGCGATTAAGTCTTACCTTACTAATAACTGGATAGTCGTCAGCCAAATAACGCAAACGAACTTCCATCAAATCAATAACACTTGATACGCCAAGGTCAATTGCCCTATCGGAACCGTTGTATGTTATGTCTGTTGTAAGTACACGATACAAACCGTTTACTGGGGATGACAGGTCATCAATATCGGCGTTTAGCGCATCGAGCATTTGCGCCTTTGGAAACCGTGGATTGGTTGTAATCACGGCACCAGCGGTATGAGCAGCAGCGGTTGTTCCAGCGTAACCACGCTCAACCACGAGCGTCTTGGAACTAACCGTTGCTTCCCAAATGTATAAAAGTTCTGATTCAATTTCCAGAACCATTCCAGCACGCAAAGAGTTCAAGTCATAGGACGTGGTTATAGAAGTGTCCGATGAGGTAATCGTGGCCGCTAGTTTATTTCTTTCCTCAACAACACCAGAAAGAAGTTGACGTGACACACGCTCAAGAAGCGTATTGGCTGTAGTCACTTAGCGTTTTGCGCCCTTCTTGGCTTTCTTTACTGGCTTACTAGTTTTTTTAGATTCCTTTTTTGCATCAGCCATTCCTTTGGCCGTGTATGGGAATTCTTTTTTTCCAACTTTTGGCATAATTTACCTTTCTAGTCCTTCTACCACTTTACCTTATCGGCCCAATAAGCAGCAGACATCTTGCCTTTGGCAATGTTCTTGGCGTGGCGAGCCTTAAAAGATTCACGACGCTTACGGTATGAAGCGGATTCCCCTTCTTTTTTAGGGGAGCCAGTAACACCTTGCTGACCAAAGCGGATGAGTTTAACCTTGCTTCCTTCCTTGGCCAATACGGCATGAGACTTTTTTGCATTTGGGGTTCTTTTTGGTTTGTTGTAACCAGCAAACTTTTCGCCTCGATAGTTAATTGTCATTACACTAACCCCATCTCAACTTGATACTTCTCTTCTGCACGTGCTTCTATCTTTGCGCAACCATCAATGCGTTCTGGTTGCACACCATCGTTCTTTAAACGCTTGTATGCATCCATATCGCTGTCCCACTGGCGCTCTTTGTTTATATAACCAATCTCTGTTGGTTTTCTGGTCGGCATGCACTCGGCACCAAATGTGACATGTGACACACGGCAACTAAAACAACCCTCAACATCAAGGTTTGGATGTGTTCTGCGGTGAATCATTCTATATACGCTCCATATCCAGCGGCTGTCAGGTCTTCTGCTTCTTGTGCGGTAACAACATTATCATGACCGCCATAGTAGGTAATATCCACCAACTGCATGTCGTATGGTTCGTCTTCTACGTATGAGCCATCGATTAGTTTGTATATGTTTCTGCCACGTGGCAATGGCGCATAATGGCGATACAATCTGTAAGCAAGACGCTTTTCTCTTGAGTCGCCTGGTTGTGGCGGTACACCAAGAAATACAAAGTTGTCAGTAGGTGGTCTAAAAATTGCCATCAGGTTACATAGTCTCCATATCCAGCGGCTATTAAATCTGCTTTCTCCTCAGCAGAAACAAAGTTGTCATGACCACCATGGTACACCTTTGCTACTACGGTGTAGTCCCTGGTGTCCACGTTGGTATAGGTTCCATTAGTTAATTTGTAAATGTTTGATGCACTTCTGCCTTCGCCCATACGACCAAACAATCTGCCTGCTGCGGTCTTGTCTCCAAATTCAGCCCATCTAAATTGATTATCTACTGGTGGTCTAAAGATGAATAGTTTTAACCAGATTGACGAACTGGTTCCTTCTCCTGAGCCGTCTGCTGCTCTGCGGAAAATGATGGCACTAAGCGCAGACTCCGCTCCCGTTCCCGAACCCGACGCTGTACGGATTGCCGTGACGTAACTCGTCGTTGCCGACGTGCCTTGTCCAGTTCCAGTAGCAGTTCGTGGTGCAACATGAAGTCCAAGTATAGTCGAAGTTCCATCACCCGACCCTGACGCTGTGCGTGGAGCGATATGTAAACCTGTTGCATCAAAACTTGATGAGCCCAAACCCGTAGCGGTTCGTGCAGGGTTGATGTTCCAGTCGGCTGTGTCCCCTGCTGTTGCCCCGCCTGCACCGTATCCCGTGCGGAGTATGCTGCTGACGATGGTGTTGTTGGATGTTCCTGTTCCTGAACCTGTTGCGGTTTGGGTAAGGATGGTAAAGAAGTTAGCGGTGGCTGTTTCTGTGCCTAAGCCTGAACCTGTTGCGGTGCGTTGGACGGCAGTCTGGTTGTAGATTACGCCTATTTGGTTGTAGACGTACCCTGCTTGGTTATAGGTGGTAGTCATTAACTACCTATGCAGCCTCATACGCAAAGTTGAAAAACAGGTGGTCGCCACTTACCATTTGAACGTTTGGAAATTGACCGAACAAAGAACCACCAGACCCGTCTGAAAAAAAACCCATTGAGTCACTTCCTGCCCCAATGCAAGCAACCGTAATGTCGTATTGGACAGCACCAGAGGCTTTGTAAAAACCACCCGAACCGATAACGGCTCCAAAACTCTGCGTATTATTGTAAATGCTTGCAATTGGAGTTACTGGGAAACTAGTTCTTATTGTAAAACCAGAAGTTCCAGACGATGTTGCTGTCATATACACGTTTCCCATAACAATTTTTCCAAACTGTATATATCTTGCATGGTTGACGGTTTTTGTTATTGTTGTGCTTTGTGACAATGTTGGCGTATATGTGGTCCATGCTCCCATATCAGAAAGAATGTCCCAGGAAGAACCGTTAAAAGCAAGTGTTTTATTTGTGTCAGTCTCATAGATAACCTGCCCGTCATAAGGTGACGCAGGACGAGTAGACGACGTACACACACCAGGCTTAACAATCGACTGTGCGCCAACAACACTAGACAGTGGCATTAGGACTCCATTCTTCGGCGGTGTTACCTTCAGCAACCCATGCTAGATATTGCTGGTAGTCAGAGTTAGCAGGGTCGGTAGGGACAAATGAAATCCCATCTGCAATTAGATAAATTACAGATTCCTCACTACCGT